ACAGGTGTTTCGATTTGCTCTGACGCGCTGATTCTGCTGGGCGCGAAGGCAATCTCATCTTTTAACGACGGCACCGACGAGAGCTCGGTCTGCGACCGTCTATATCCAGACATCCGAGATTCGACCCTGATGATGCACCCCTGGTCGTTCTCCATGAAGAAGATCCAGCTGGCGCGGCTGATTACTACGCCCACCAGCTATTGGAAGTATGAATACCTTTTGCCTGGTGACCGTCTTGGCAACCCGCACTCGGTGCGTGATACCGCTGCAGTTGGCGGCTTCATTAGTGTCGATTGGGAAATCCACGGCGACAAGCTGCTGACGAATTTGGAGTCGGTCTATATCGACTACCAGTACCAGACACCAGAATATGCAATGCCGCAATACTTTGTGCAGCTGCTGAAGTACATGATTGCCTGGCACATCGCCGAGCCAATTACAGAACAGGGCGACAAGACGCTGCGCTGGCGGCAGATTGCTGTTGGCGATCCTGCTGAAAATGGGCGCGGTGGATTCTTCCGGCAGGCTGCTGTGATTGATGGCAAGAATCAGCCGGTGCGCGTTATTGAAGATTACACCTTGGTTTCGGTGAGGAACTGATGGCCCGCTTCGTTGACTTTACAACGAACTTCTCGACGGGCGAGCTCGACCCGTTGCTGCGTGCGCGGGTTGACCTGCAGCAGTATGGCAATGCGCTGGCCAAGGCGACAAATGTCTTGATCCAGCCGCAAGGTGGCCTGCGTCGCCGCCCAGGCTTAAAGCACATTCTCGAGCTGCCCAATACCAGCACAGAGTCTGCCGGCAATGGCGTGCGCTTGGTGCCGTTCTCATTTTCTGTCGATGATTCCTACATGTTGTGCTTTACGCATAACCGCATGTATGTGATCAAGAATGGCGTGGTACAGGCCAACATCAACGGCAGCGGAAACAGTTACTTGACCACCACCATCGGCAGCAGCATTGTTGACGATATGTGCTGGACGCAGTCGGCTGATACGCTGATTGTGGTGCATCCCGACCTACAGCCGGTGCGCATAACACGCACCAGCGACACAGCCTGGACGGCCACCACGATTACCTTTGACAGCATTCCTAAGTACGCATTCAACATTGATTTCCACACAAACAATGGATCAACGCTGACACCATCAGCCGTGTCTGGAAACATCACGTTGACAGCCTCTACAACGCACCACGACAGCGGCGCGGCACAGGCTGGCACCAGTACCACCATCACGCTGAAATCAACGGCCAGTGCGACCGATGACATCTATAACGGCATGTATGTCACGATCACCAGCGGCACAGGTGCTGGCCAGATCAGGATTATTGAGGACTACGTCGGCAGCACCAAGGTGGCGACGGTAACCCCGGCATGGACGACAACGCCAACTAGCGCAAGCAATTACTCAGTTACCACCTGGACAACAGAATCAGTCAATCAGTACGTCAATGCCAGCCCACAGGGTCGGGCAAGGATTACCAGGTACATATCAGCAACAGTGGTCGAAGCTGTTACCGAATACCCATTCTTTAACACCACGGCCATTGATGCTGGCCGCTGGGAGCTTGAGCACAATTACGAAGATGTCTGGTCGAGCACCAAAGGCTGGCCACGGTCGGTAACTTTCCATGAAGGGCGGCTGTACTTTGGCGGCAGCAAGTCGCGGCCATCGACCGTGTGGGGCAGCAAGATCGGGCTATTCTTTGACTTTGTGCCGTTTGAATCTTTGGACGATGATGCGGTCGAGGCGACGCTAGATACCAACGATCTGAACGTCATCACCGACATTATTAGCTCGCGTGACTTTCAAGTCTTTACCACCGGCGGTGAATTCTTTGTACCGCAGCAGGGTACTGATCCGATCACGCCGCTGACCTTTACGTTTAAGAACGTCAGCAGAAATGGGATTAAGCCTGGCACTCGGGTACAGTCGGTGGAGTCTGGCTCGGTCTACATCCAGCGCCAGGGCAAGTCGCTCAATGAGTTTCTGTTTAGCGACACCCAGCTGACCTACATTACTCAGCGGATCTCGCTGCTGTCTGGCCACCTGCTGAAGGGGCCGCAGCGCATTGCCTTGCGTCGGGCATCTAGTACAGAAGAGGCAGATCTGTTGCTAATGACCAACACCAACGATGGCAGCATGGCGGTCTTCTCCATCATGCGCAGCCAGCAGATTACGTCGCCGTCTGAGTACACCACCGACGGTGAGTTTATCGACGTTGGCGTGGACATCACGCAGATCTATGTGGTGACCAAACGCGTGTTCAACGGCACCACAAGGTACTTCATTGAGCGTTTCCAAGATGACCTATATACCGACTGCGCATTCATTGGCGGGTCGGCTGGCGGCGTTGGCAGTGGCCTGCCGCACATTGGCAAGTCGCTGAACGTCATCACCGATGGCGTGCCGCAGAGTAACGAGACTGTCAGCTCTGGCGGCGCTGTGACGTTTGACCGCGAGAGCACGACTAGCTACGAGGTTGGACTGCCTATTACTGTGTATGCCAAGACAATGCCCGTTGAGATTAAACTGCAGACCGGCAGCCGGGTATCGTTTAAGAAGCGCATCGTTGAGATCAGCGCGGTGCTAGAGGAAACGCAAAACCTGGTGATTAACAACCAGCCGGTGGCATTTAGGTTGCTGGACAATCCGCTGCTGGATGATCCAGAACCGATCTATACCGGCATCAAGCGGGTCAATGGTGTGCTGGGTTACAGCCGCGAGCAGTCGATCGAAGTGTCGCAGAATCTGCCGCTAAAGATGAACTTGCTCGGCCTTGATTATCGCGTGGCCGTTTACTCGGGAACATAACTATGGCTGAGATTGTTAGAGAAGAATTGCTTGGCCAAGCCGGTGGTGGAGCTCCGGCAACTGGCCGTGTTTCTGGTGGCGTTTCTGGTGGGATGATAGTCGCAGGCGCTGGCCTGATTGCATCTTATGCTGCTTCGCAGGCGCAGCTGGCTGCTGGCATCCAGCAGCAGACAGGTTACCTGCTGCAGGCACGCGACAACCTGGCGGTGGCCGAGGTTCGCGCAGAGATGTCGGATCAGTATGCGCAGATCCAAGCTGGCCGGATGTTGAAGAAGGCGCAGGTTGAAGCGCAAAATTACCAGATCGCTGGTAACCAGCTGCTGAAGAATCTGAGGGCAACCAATGCCACAGCCAGAGCTCGAGCTGCTGCGTCGGGTGTCGCATTTGGCGAAGGCAGCGCAGCTGCAATCCAGCGCGAGAATGTGCAGGCGACCATGTTTGATGTTGGTATTGCTGATCTGAACGCGCTAACAGCTCGCGTGCTTGGGTTTGAGGATGCGTCTGCGATGATCCAATCGACTGACTATCAAAACTTCCTGAACGTGTTTGCGGCACAGCGCCAAGCTGGCCAGTACACCCAAGCTGGCAAAGCTGCGCGTCAGCAAGCTGGATTGTTGGCTGGTGCCACATTGACCCGTGGTGCAGTTGATTTTGCCCAAACTGCGTATAGAGGATAAGGCAACGACATGGCAACCAGAATTGAATCCGGTCGAATCCAAATAGATGCGCCAGGTAGCGTGCCGATGGAACGCATCGCGCCGCAGCAGGTTGATTTTATGACTGCAGCCAGAGAAGAGGCCAGAGGCGCGGCCACGATGGCTGACATCATTGACCGCATGTCAACGACTGTGTTTGGCATGGCCAAGGAAATGGCGCAAGAAGAGGCGATAAAGTTTGCTGCAGAAAATCCAATTACCGATGAGCAACTTGTGCTTGCTAGAGAAGGATTCCCATCAGCGATTTCTGGCGTTGGTAAAACATCTGGTGATTTTTCTGTTTATGGCAAGGCATTGCAAAAGGCTCGCACGCTGCAGCTGTCCGGTTATTTTGAGATGGAAGGCCGCAACGAATTAGCAAAGCTGCTGGTCGATGTGCAGAATGGCAAAGCATCTTCGACCGATGTTGCAAATAAGATTGCTGTTGTGACTGATGGGTATGCCAAGTCATTAGCCAAGATCGATGGCGAGGCATCCATCAAGCTGCGTGCAACGATGGCAACGCATGGCAACACGGTGCTGAATGCTGCCTATGAGTCTGAGTTAAAGCGCAAAAAGTCTGAGGATATTACCAAGTTTGACTTGGACTTTGACAACACAATGAATCTGCTAGAGGCTACCGTTTCCAGAGGTTTCTGGATTGATCAAAAAGGTGAGCAGAGATCAATCTATGATCTTGTCAAAAATATAGAGGTCAACATTGCCAATCAGTCGCTACTGATCGGCGATGCTGGCGTGCAAAAAGAATACAGCGAAAAGTTTCGCGTTGCGTTGCGCACGGCAAAAATTAATGCCGTGACTAAGCATATTATGAGCGACGAGTTTATGGCAGATCCAACTGCCACGCTTAACAAAATCAGAACTGGCGATGTCGGCAAGATGTCTCAAGTATTGAGGGAAATGGTTGCAACTGATTTTGATGCTGTTGCCAAAGTAACTGCCAACTATATGCTGGCCGTCAATCAGAAAGAAGAGATTGCACGACGCAAGCGAGATGATGAGAAGCGTGCTGCTGAATCAACCGCAATCAACTTGCTTGAGCAGATATATCCAATCAAAGATCCTAAAAACCCAACTCGGCAAAAACTTGTTGCAGACTTGATGGCGCTGCCGCCAGGGTCAGTTCCGATTGGCACGATCAAAGATATTCTTGAGCCAAACAAAGAAGGCACCGGCAATTCAATGTCTGAATACAATGCGCTAGGCATGATCTTTGATGGCAAGATTACTGACAAAGCGCAGATTGACAGAATACCCAACTTGACTGTTGGCCAACGTCTGACATTACTGAAGGCGTTGCGCAGCGAAAACAAAGCTGGCGATAGAGAGCTTGATTCTGGATTGAACAAGCTGTCAGGCATTAACGCTGACCCTAGCACCATTGTTGTGCTGGACAAGAACAGCGCAGAATTTAAGCGTAAGCAAGAATTAAAAACCAGGGTGCTTCAAATACAAGCAGAGGCTTCTGCAAAAGGTGAAACCATAACCGAGCGCCAGATCCTAAGTCAGATTGAATCTGAAATCCTTGCAAAGAAAAATACTTCTGAAGCAAAGCAGGCAAAGGATTCGCTGGATTACTTTGTGATTGATAAGAGCGGTCGCGCAAAGCCAGATCGGGATTGGATTACCGGCCCGGTCAATCGACAGACTTTGCCAGCGCTAAAGCAAAAGGCTGGAACTGATCCAAAGAAACTGCGCCAGATCCAAGAAATTGAACGCCTGCTAAAAATATCTGAGGGAGGCTGAAGTGGCATACAGCCAAATTGAACAGCGTTATATGGACATGATTGTGGAGGGATACTTCCCCACCACGCCACCAGAGCCTGCGCCAGAGGAGCCCAGCCTAGAAGGTGTCCAGCTGGCCGCTGGCCCGAGCAAGACGCGCACAGACGCGCCTGCTGGCGCTAGTCTTCCTAAAGCGCCGACCACGCCTGAACAGGCTGCGGAGATGATGCGCAACATGCCGCTGGCAACGCAATCGGAAATGATCATGCGCAGGATTGCAGAGGATCAAAAGGCTGGCGTTGTAGGCTCTGTCATTCCAAAAGATATGACAATGCGTCAAAATATGGTTAGCGGTATGCAGCAGATGCTTATTGATAATACAGGCATGGACAATGCACGCGCACGCAAACTATCTGAAACGATGTTTGGTGGCGAAAACTCTGGCATACCGTTAGGTATTGGCTTGATAGATTTAACGCCGTTTGTCATCCCACTTGCCGCGCAGGAGGCAGGCATCTCTGCTGGTGAGGCAAGAGAGGCTGCGCAAGCGGGTGAGTATGGCCAAGCCGCATTGAGTTACGGAACTGGCGTGCTGCAGGGATTGGATGTTGTGCCTGGCGTTGCGCTTGCCGCAAAGGGTGGTAAGGCT